CGCCTCTACAGTACCAACCCAGCGAATTTCTACCCGATAATTGCCATAAACCTCATTAGCGAAGATGATTTGGTTGGTATTTGAAGCTGTTTGATAAACTCCCGCCAAAATTGACGGCAAACCTTGAGGTCCCGTGTAATTCATCTGGGTCACACCCATCGGATAATTATTTGTCCAACCTGTAGCTGTAAATGTATCCATCAACGGCCCATATTCGAAGTCATTTTTTGGTTGATAAAACTCCACCTCATATGTAGCCCACAACTCACCGATTGAAGCCCCTGATTCAGATTGTCCACCCACTGCTATCGTGAGTTGTCCCATATCATAAAGTCGCAAATCTGTTCCCTCTGGAGGTCCTTGACTTCTCACATACAACTGCTCCAATACAACTTGATTAGCTGCACACTCTACTGGGTGCATTTTGCTTTCTGCTGTAGAACCGCTAGTTGCATACATTGAATTCAACATTGTCACTTTATCTGAGAAAGGGGCATCCACACTATTATATTGTGTAGCTAGGGCCACATATCCTAAACCAGGCGCAGTAGCCAACTCACTTGCTTCTTGTACATACTCAAAAATCAATCCTCGCATTCTATAAGACGTATAAGAGTTAGCAACACGAGCCACCCAAGGGAAAGTGGAAAATAATCCCGGATTAATCGATAATTGAAAAGCTTGAAAAGATGAAGAACTAGAGTAAATATCTCCAAGATACTCTCGATGGTGGATAATATTAGCATTTTTACTATTCTCCATCATAGGAACAGTATTTCCATTCGCTCCTTTAGTCATAGCAGCTAGCAACGAATTAGACTGGACTTCATAATCACCAAAGCCACTCACACACGCTTCTAAAATAGAGGGCCCATATTTAATAGCTCCATTCAACATAGAATCTACAGCTGATGAGTACCAAGGTTCAGTCGCCAACTCTTTTTCAGTTTTCCAACCTTTTGGCTCAATTTGTTTCAACTCTTTAGCAATATTTTTTGGGCGTCGTTTCTTCGCCTGCGGAACCTTAGCATTGTTCCACTCTTTCCAAGATGGTCTATTAGGAGAAGGTTTTTTATTCCTCCTTCTTTGTCTAGCTACAACTTTCTGTTTTGCTAGTTTTTGCTTCACTAAACCTGGACCTTCTAAGGGTTTCTCTGGTTTAGTGCTTGCTTTCTTCGGAGTTCGATTCTTCGCAACCTTAAAAGTTTGCTGATTCGTCTTACCTCGAGTTGAGTGAGGATTTTGGCTATTATAGCGCTCTTGCTTAGCCTTGTTTTGCTTAAAGATTGGACCTGCATCAGAATCCGAGCCCCCAGCCTTCGTCTTATTCTTCTTTCTCTTTCCATCTTCATTTTGGACATTTGCCATTTCGCGTGTGCCAAGATTACCCACCTGATAGCTTAAAACTATCGGCCTCCTGGCAGGGGCAATGAGTCATTCGTAGTCTGCTGCCAGGAGGCAGAAAACTGGAGACTTGAGCACAACTGGGATGGATTTGATGGTTTCACAAAGTTCCTCAAAATCTTTAATCATATCGATTGTTATACCATATCTATCATGGATAACCGAATATGCTAAATCTAAGTTTAAATCCACATCCCTATTTTCAACTACGATTTGATAATACTTGGAAGTCAACTTAACGTCGTTTTCAATACCAAATCGAAACATCATTTTCAAGAAACTACCAAGAATGGGGTAAGTTAACGGTACTGGCCCAGGTGATTTCGCCAAAGAATACAAACACTTTCTATAAGCCACATAATAACTATCACCCTTGTAAATATTTAAGGGATTTTCAAGAGTCTTCCCCAATTTTAAAACCATACTTGGCAAGGGTAACCAAAAAGGCCTACCATCTAGGGTTTCCATCCACCATCCTTTTAAAAAAGTAGCTTCATTGTACCTCTTGCGTGGAAAATGTTTTACTTTCAATCCCAAATCAGAAGCTAATTCAGGTATACTTCTTCCAGAGCCAGCATTTTTAATATAATAACTTCCCGCATCTATACCATGATCAGAATTGCAAAAAGTCGTAAGATTGTGTCCAGTAGCCATTTGAGTCTCACCGTCAAAGTCAATCAACACCAAATGCTCCTTATATTGTACGCGGACTCGAAAGCGTGCTGAAAAAGCTTCTTCTTTAGCTCTAATGAAGTCTTCTGGCAGTCCCATCGCGCGAAATTTATAAGTCTCACTTCTATTTGCT